CTCTACCAAGACTCCCTACTATATATTGCGGTGCGGGAACAATACCACAACCTAGACAACAAACACTACACCAAAATGTGTTACAGGGTAGCCAAACGTTTAGCCAACAAAACCATACAGCACCTAGACCAGCCGAAACCTTTATCCGATATTATTCATCTAGCCGACAACCAAACAAGCATTTAAAAGGAGAACACACACCATGGTCACAACCATCCTCGACGACGGCACCCAAACCACCAGGCTACAAACAGTAGGCGCCACCACCACCGCCATCATCACCAACACCCAAACACCCGAAACCATCACCGCCAAATACACCATCAGTAAAGACGGCACAGCCACCTACAGCATCAGCGGAAACACCTACCTCGGCGACCACCAACACATCATCAAACTCATGTACGACTACTGCCACTGTGTCGGACGATTCGACACCACCAACACCAGCAACCCAGACAACCTCGACAACCTATTCAGGGGATGACCAGTGAACCAAACATATACTACCGCCGACATCATCAAAGCCGCCCAATGGATCTGGAACGGAGGCCCATGGAAACCGAGCGTGGAGCCAGGCATGCCACCCCCACCAACCGCCCCCCAGCATCACGGCAACAACATTGCCACCATGATCGATCTACAGCTAGCCATCGACGACTACACACTCACCTGTGAACCATCCAAACAGCGAAAACATTTAGCTAGGCTGGCAGCATTCCGGGAAGTCTACGGATACGACCAAACCTACGCCACAGCCGCCCAACGATTAGGTGTCACCCGGCAAACCGTGAAACAGTGGGCAGACCAAACACTGATGACGTTAACCGAGTACGCAAACAGCACATACTACATGCCAGACGATAACGAAGGAATGGCATAACACGATGAACAACACACACAACATCACCTACACCACCCTCAACACAGCGATACACCGCATCGTCCAACAACAGCCCACCAACATGCAACAACTACAAAACATTGTTGACAGTGTCGAAAACCAGTACCGTGTACCCATCTCCCTCGACAACGTGAACCTTACCGTCAACAATGTCAGCCTCGACGATCTCGCTATCGACCAAGACACGCTAGACGAGTGCAGCGAAATCCTATGGTTCTGCGACAGTGCAGGACACCCCACAAACAACAGCAACACCCGCGGCAACAGCGAGAACCAGAGCCCCTATGCAAGCCAGGAAGCACTAGACTGGCTCGCCGGAATCGCATACCAGGCCAAACTATTACAGGCGGCAGCCGACGAGATCATGTGGGCTATCATCTGCCACCGCGACAACCACAAAAACGTTATCGGCCGGAACGTTCTCGACCAGGCCAGCGAAACGATCTCTACCTGCCTCCACCTGTATCAGATGCTCGAAGACACCATCGACAGCAACGAATCATAGCCACACCGCAATATACAAAAATAGTGCCCCAGCGGCAACCACCACACAATCGTGGCAGCACCGCTGGGGCACACACACATATATTCACTTATACAACAGTAGACTCTACCGTGCCAACCTCCGACTCGGCAGCATGTCTCGGCACATAGCCTACACCAAGATCCGCATCGTCTACAGGCTCGATCATGCCAGGATCCGACACATCCACCATGTGAGACTCCACTATTCCAGGATCATCCGGCGGAACCAAACCCGCATCCACAGGCGTGGTTTTCGGCTTACCGGCCACAAACGACGGGCTACCAAACGAGGTAGCCACCGACAGGACCGCAGCAACCGTAGCCGTAATCAGGGCAGACTCCCACGGCAAACCGCGAAACGACTCCGCAGTATACGTGACACCCGCAGTCACCCCCAACACAGCCACAAACGTTTGAACAAAAGTCTTTAACGCCCGCTCCAGCAAACCTAACCAAAACTGTTTACCCACAACAAACCACCATCACTTTTTCAAATCGTTGACAGCAGACTCGAGCCTGTCAAGACGGCTACGACACTCCAACACGTAATACCAGACACTCCACAAAGCATCCTTGCTGCGCCACAGCTTCCCCGTCACCGGATTCTTCACCCACGACAAGGCATCAACACGTTTACCCAAATCACCATTCTGAACCTGAACCACACCAACATCGTGATGCAGCTTATTCACCGACTGGGCCACCTGTGCCGACAACTGTTTAATCTGATTATGTAACGCTTGTACATCAGCCATACTCAACTCCTCACTACTTGAACCGCCGCCGTGGCCATTCACCACAGCCATAAATTTGTCCCACGGAAACCACGGCCCCGGATCGTCATGATCCGACTGATGCCACGCATCCGTAACATCCACATGCCCGCAAACACCCCGTTTACCGGCCTTCAAATCAGCCACAGACAGTTTCCTTTTCGGAACACCATGCTTGTCACACAAACGTCTACACAGGATGGCGGCCCTCTCCACCGCGGGCCACACCCTAGGATCCAGCCACTGCTCCCTCGTGTAAGCATGCCCCGGTACACGGAACGAGGCATGCGAACCCCCATCCGCGCAAATCTCTATACCCAAACTATGCGGATTAGGCGGGGCATGCCAACCAATCGTAGACTCCGACAGGCATTGCACCGTCTCCCCAATATCACACACATAATGGGCAGAACCCCCCGACGATGGGGAAGCAAAATAGTTTGCTGTGGACACCGCCCGCCCCTTACGGGAAGCGGACGGAAACCCCACATCCGGGCATGTCGCGTGAATCACAACACGGTTCACCGGCTTATTTGATCCGGCCGAGTGATGCGCCGCTGGAATGTATCTCACAACACGCCACCCCCAAACACTACTATCAACACTAGTAACACCCTTCCTCTTTTACTTGTGGGATGATACGGTAACCACCGGTGATGGTTTCACACCCTCACAGGCCACCGAACCCGCTATGGTAGAGGCCGTACCGTCACTATATTTCACAACCAGGCGGCCCCCGGAACAGTACACCGATATCACCGAGCGCCCATCCTTGCCATCCTTGCCGTCCCGACCATTCGTACCGTCGGCACCGGCAGAACCCTGCGGACCCTGAGGGCCAATAGGGCCACGCTCACCCTGTGCACCTTGCGGGCCGCGCACACCAGCAGAACCATCCCGACCATCAACGCCGTTCACACCATCAGCACCTGCACGGCCCGGAACACCATCACGACCATCAGCCCCATCACGACCATCCGAACCGTTAGCACCGGGCAGCCCGTCAGGACCCTTCACACCATTCAAACCCGGGGAACCCTGCGGACCAACAGGGCCAACCAGCCCAGCCGAACCATTAACACCATCCCGGCCGTCAACCCCTGCAGGCCCTTGCGGGCCGCGCACACCAGCAGGACCCGGCACACCCTGCACGCTACGCTCAACACGCTGAGCATCCACACACAAACCAGACCGGTGAAGACGCACCGACTCCTGCCCGCCAGAGGCACACACCTGCCGCACACGGCTGGCCAACCCTTTAGCGGCTGTACCATTAGACTGGGCTTTAGCCTGCTCCGAATCCCGCTGGGAAGCCACAGCACCGAAACGTAAAGCACCCCCAGCAACCACCGCCAACAGCACAAGCGACAGGAACAACAATATAAGTGAAGCCTTCTCAAACGAGCGGCGCTGCCGCTTCTCTTCCTCCAACTCCCTCACAATTCACCCCCCACCACCATCAACAGTATCCTTCAAAAACTCGGGCAAATCAGGCATCTTTACAGGCTCAACATTCTCCGGTAGATTCGCGTTATAGCGATGAACAATATGGCGAATATTCCACGTGTACTCTTCCATCGCATCAACCTGCGCAGACAACTGCCTCAGCCTCTTCTTCGACCTGTACGTAGCCGCCTGAATCGAACCAAGAACAGTAGCGATAGCGGTACAAATAGAGGCTACGAGTGTGGGTGTAAGCCATGACACTACAGCCCCCTACCACTACAACCACCACAACATGTCACATACCCGCAAGCCGCGCATTACACGCCGACAGCAATCCAGTTAGCTATCGCAGGCACATCATTCGGCTTAGACCCGTCATTCGTAATAAACGCCAACTGAAAATCCTTGGCAGTAATATTGTAGGCTTTCACATCAATCTGTGCCGTGCCCCCAGCCGCCGTGCCCATAGACGCCACCACAACAGGCGCACTACTAAACGGGCGGGCAAACGGGATCGTGTAAGCATACACAGCAGACCCGCCAAACTGGATCTGCTTAGAACCCGTTTCGATCCGCGGAGACAACAACATCCACTCGCCGGCATGGTTAGCCCACACAGCCCCCGAAGGAACCATCACACGGTCACCCTCCACAGGGGTAGGGTCACACGCAGCAGACTCGCCAAACGCCACCCTAGCCGCTATAGCACGCCTATCCAGCTGCTGCTGCAACCCGTTAGACGACAACACCAAAGTCGCCAGTAGCTGCTGATGATACACGCCAGGCTCGGCACGCAACACATCCCTGGCACGCTCCGCACGCCCCCCAGGAACAATCTCCAACTTGGCTGTGTTCTGCTCCCAATCCCGCGACAACACCACATAGTCGTATCGGGTCTCACCAGGACCAGGCAGCTGGCCGGTCACCGTCTCAACACTATTCGACGTGCACATCACCCCGTGAGCCCAAGCCTGCCCCGGCAAAACCTCACACAACACTGTGGCACCCTGAACAGTAGTGCCGACACGAAAATCGTCCGGGCCCTTCACAGACGGCATATTACCCATCAGACCAGACATTTGAGCCCAATCATACTCGGTCAACACACCATCAAAACCCTTGCACACAATACCCACAACAAACCCCCAATTCTTTTCTAAAATTTTTGCAAATCCCGCACACCCGCAGCCAAATCAGCCACACGGCGAGCCAACAGGGCCGACGGATTATCCTCATAATCCCCCGCAATAGGAGTCACCTTCGTCCACCCGTCACCAGGCGATACACACTCCACATCAATCTGCCGAACAATCTCCGCAATAGGCCCCGAGCCCACATCCACATAGATCAAATCACCCGGCATCAGATTGCCTGGCCCAAACCGCAACACATCCGACTCAGCCAACTCGATCTTAAACCCCGACGTGGCCCCCGACTCGGACAACACCCGCTCCGCCTCATCAATGAGATGCACATGCTCAGAATCCGTGTTACGGGCATCCTTGAACACCTCGACACGATCAAACCACTCATCCTCGGCCAACGCGTCAAAATCCTCACAAAACAGCCGATCTTTGCCTTCGCCGCGGCCACCCACAACCACCGCCGTAGCCTTCGGGGCGTCACGCACATACTCCCACGACACAATAGACCCAGACTCGGCAGTCAACACATGGTCACGCGTCACAGCAGGCACACAATCAAACAGTAAACCACGCTGATCCTGCTTCACATTCTCAAACTGTTTCACCGTGACAGTCATCCGAGCCCACGACAACACCGGCAACAACTTATCGGCAAACACGTGAAACCGCGCCTGAAAATCCTTAATATAGCGGCCACGACTCTTATCATCCACCATAAATATATCAGGCGGAAAACGCCAAGTATTATCCCGCAACGCCTTCTTAGCGACCGACTCCGCCGCACCCGAATAGTGGGCATAATCCCTATTGGCACGCCACTCCATCCCAATGATGCTGGAACGATAAGGCACAGGCCACAACAGCATACGCCACAACAGGCGGATATCATCCTCACACGTGATAGTCACCCGCGAAGAACGCCAAGGACCCACACCATGAACCCGACGCACAGGCCCAGAAAAAATCTGGCCACCACCATAATCAACAACCAGCCGTGCACCCGGCTTCGTCAACCCGTCAAGCCTGGAATGATCACCAGACACCACCAACTCCAAAGTGGACAAACCATTCCACTTCAACGACAACTTCAATGATTCAAAAAAATTGATAGGCGCCACACGACGATAATCCGGCGTAAACAATGTTACATGCGGAACAAGACCAGCCATCAACCATTCACCAAGCCCTCAAAAACCTGTACTGCACCGACACAACAACGGCACCCAAACCAACCATCTCAATATTCACACTCTTAGAACCGCCAGGCGGGATAGGCGCAAACTCCCACTCTGTCAAA